GCATTAAAAGAGATAGCCCACGAAAATTTTAAGTTCGTTCTTCCAGAAACATCATTTATGAAAGAATATTCACTAATAAATCATGGCTTTAATAAAATGAGCAAAAAGCTTGATATGCTGATTAATACAGTCTATAAAGTTCAGCTTGCACAAAAAGAAGCACAGCTAAAAAATCTTCAATCACAAATGAATCCTCATTTTCTTTTTAACACCTTAAACAGCCTACGCTTTGTAGCAGCCGTGCACAATGATCAGATCGTCAGCGATGGGATCCAGGCACTCAGCAGTCTTCTTCAGAACACGCTCACGAATAAGAATGAATATATCACCGTGCAGGAAGAACTTGAAAATTTGGAAACGGAGAAAAAATAATGGACGCAGTAAGAAAAGATGTTCGTCGTCTGGTAAACAAGGAGCTGGAAGCAGCAAACAAACGCTTCCCCCAGTTTGCCAGCCCGCACGAGGGACAGAATGTTGTCCGGGAAGAGCTGGAAGAAGCGGAACGGGCGATTGTGCCGCTGAAACTTTACATCGAAACCCGGATGTGGAACATGGTCAAGGCAAACCAGACT